GGAAACCATACTTCATGAGCTCCACGTTGTTCTTCTGGGTAACCTGCGCAGCCGCACTATTTGTGTAAGCACCCTTGAAATTTGATATTCCTGGTGCTGGTTGATTATAGTAAGCAAATTGTGTGTCATTTCTATCACTCTTGAAGCGGGTTGGATCCTGGGCGAGAGTTTGGGCTGAAATCATCTTCTTGGCTGGGTTGAAACCCAACCCATCTGTACGTAATCCAGTTTCGGAACGATTGGTTGTTCGCTTTGTGCGTTCGTGTTCGTTCCTGACTACCACCCCCGTCATACCTTGTGCGCGACCGGGGACTGTGGGTAAACGGGAGGGGAGATGTGTTGTTTTTTCTGGACGATTGTGACCCAAGCGTCCAACGACAGCGGGGCGACCACCCGAAATATCGTGGGCTGGACCTGATCGTCCTGGTAAAGTAGTTAACCTGTATTCACCCACGTTGATTGGGTTGACGCGGAACATTTGTTGGTATCCACCTGTAGCTGGAACATTTGGGTCTACCCCCAAACCTGGTCCGACGAGTTGCTTCTCTATGGGGGAAAGGTTATTCATTCGCCCTGTGTCATACATACGATTCCTCATGTCAAGAACTTCTTGACCATTGCTACGTTCCTGTCGAGAGATGTCGGCAAAACTGGATACTTCAGTCTTATGAGGAACATCTACACGTGAAACAAAACTATCTTGAATAAAATTTGGGTCTTCGACATTAACTGGTGGTGGTGGTGGTGGTGGAGCTGTGGAAGGCGGTGGGGTCACTTCCTTCTTTTTACTCAGGTTCCGACCAGCGAAAACGAGACCGGCTACGGCCATCAATGATACGGGATCAGCCATTCTTATTTCTTATTAACATTTTTATTGGAGTAGTATCTTTGCTGGAACAAACCATTTTGAAGCTCGGCTCGGGTACTCGATGGTTCATATTTCATCGTGCGGAGAGGAACTTTACACTCCATATTTGAGAGGGGGAAGAGGTTGCGTTCGTAGGTGGGAACGACATTTTTATTAAATCTGGACGTGCTTTGGGGGCGAAGTTGATCACTGACGTCTATGTGTTGTGCTGGGGAACCTTTACCAGCCATGTAAGGGGCAGTTCCATATAACATGGTATTTGGGCGACCACCATAATTGAGAGTACTGGGCTGGGGGTATACAAAAACCTCATCAGTCGCCTTTACTGGGGGGAGAGCCTCTTTGTTTTGAACTATGGAAAGACCAGGTTGGAGCTGATATGCCATTTATTATTACATAAGAATATTTATCTACGCTGAACCGTTTCCGCCACCAAACATTCCACTTCTTTTATTTCCATCATTTAATCCACCGAACGCCTCGAGCTGAACACCTCTCGCATTGGGATCACAGAATCTCGTGTTAGACTTACAAGATGGACCATTCTTTGGACCATACAGCCATTCCGCGAATTCAGTTTGTTCCCCACCTGGTATTTTTGATACAGGATTTGTCACAAACTGACGTTCAAACGCATTTCTATGCCTGGATATAGCCATGGGTGACCTATTCCTACCTGCACCAGAATCGTAGGGGATTCTATTCCCCGATTGAGAGTTTGAACTCGCATAGTAACACGCGTCTAATCTATTTGGAGCATCGGTGTAATCTGATATGAGAGTATTCCCCATCGGGTTATCACGTGTTGGTTTGTGACACGCACCACTATTACATGGTTCCTTATATTCTTCACGAACCATCTGTGAAGTATACAAAACATAAATAACACCAAGCGCTGTCATTCCCAAAATGAAAATACGGGGGTCACGGCGAATTAAATAAATGGCACAACAAACATAAACTATGAATCGGGTCGCCGCATTCACTCTTTCCTCGGGGGTCTGTTCCCCTGTAGGCCAAAATTCCAAAACCTTATCATTTTTGACGAGTTCCTGAGGATTATCGAACCAACTCTTCATTTAATATATGAGGAGGTTTATTTTTTTGATAGACCACCAAGCATACCACCCATCATTTTCATTAAAGCATCCTGATCAAGTTCTCCACTATTACCACCCTCCATTTGGGAAGCGACCCCCTTTGCAATTTCCTCAATTTGGGATAGTGTGTCCGCCGAAATGGATGTGATGGTAGTTCCAAGCATATACAGAGTCTGTAAATATTGCCATGTAACATCCTTCGTGTTCTGACTCATACGATTCCAATACGACTTGATGTCAAGATCCTTCAACATGTCAATCGTTTCAATCTCTTTTAGGAGAAATGTTTCATCCTTGGATGAAATTTTATCGGAATATGGGGATACACCACTCATAAACCCATCAACAACTAAACGTGGGTTTGCACTTTTGAGTAAATCGAAAGAAGTTAACATCTTCTTAATGCCTTTTTCATCTGGAAAAGTCTTGTGCAATTCCACAAGAAATTGACCCATCATGTCGTTAAACGCGGTAACGGACGCCATTTTCTTATTACAAGTTTTTTATCTTTAAGTTTAAAAAGGGTCATTTGATATAGATTCCTTCTTACCTAGTCCATTTGACACGATGAAAAATACAAGAATCGCAACCAAAAGAGCGGGTTTCATGTATTTGTTGAGTTCAAGTTTACCTTCATTGTTTAAATGAGCTTTGAGATGAATATATCCAGCGGTGATACCACCAGCTACCAATCCCGCGCTCACAGGGTCACGTAAATAGTCGGTGATTTCCATTTAATTATACCTAGGATTTTTTATACGATGGTCTGGTGCATCATCAAATAAGACACCCTCATCTTCTTGGGGTTGCTCTACTGGACCTGGACCTGGACCCTGACCCGCTTGGGAGTATGGCTCGGGAGCTTGAACCCCTGGAACCGTCTTGAATTCATTTTCTAATCCGGTAGGCTGAATCATCTCGTCTGAGGTTGGTTCTTCAACCGGGAATGGCTCTGGCTCTGGCTCTGGCTCTGGTTCCGCGAGTGGTTCTGGTTCCGTTTCTTCTACTGTATTGAAATCATCTATAACATCTGGATCTGGGGAATCATCGATGCCCCCATCCAAATCAATGTCCCGAGATTCTTGGGACATATATGTTTGTAAAATCTGTTGAACTGGAATTAATTCTTTGACTGTGCTTTCGATACACATACAAATTCTAGAAGTCAATTTTTCGTCACGAATATATTCACTCTGTTCATCGTGGAAGATGTAGGGATCTTTGTAAATGTCTTTCGCTACATTATTGTAGCACGTCTGAATAAACACTTCATTTGTGGGAAGTTTTAGTGAAATCTTTTTATTGTCGGTCTTAAGTCGAACGGCGGAAAGAATCTTGGTGCACGCAACAAATACCGCCGCTAAAAGATCACTAAACCAAGCACATCGATCGGAAATATTATCCGTGTGCTGCTTAGACATCGCGTTCGACCAATTTGGCACCTCCTTGAGGAGCTTCTGGTACATGACGAGAACCTTCCTCCCCTTCGATAAAGCCACCGCCTCATTATACATATCGTGAAAAACTTCAATCATAGCTGGGCACATGATGAGACAGAGCTGTCCCAAGTACTCTTTCTTTGCCTCAACGAGAACGTTCAAATTGTCCATTTATGATTAAGGGGGTTTTTAAAAATAGTTTTTCCTACGCACCCCGCCTGTATTGATTAGCTATCTTCTTGAGATTCATAAGATTTGGGAAATCTGATACATCTCCCGATGATTCCTTTTTCTTTTTGGGGACAATTAATGATATGTAGATATCAAAGTCACTTACAAGTTTAACCGAAAAACCACCCAAAGAAAATTGTCTGGTGATATATCTCGCTGCGGCATTTCTATCAAATGAGGGATAACCAACTAAAAACACGGGAATAGTCATAAAAAGTTGTTTATGCCCCAGTTCAAGTGATCGTTTAATTTTTGCTGAAAACATTTCATAAATTTTTGTATAAATTTCTTTTTTGATTCGTTTTCGTTTATCATCAATTTTTATGATGTCATCTATGCTAATCATTACTTTTAGTTGAAATTATTTTTTACGGAATCCAACTCACTTTTATCAGGGGAAGAGACTTCCTTCACCAACTTGAAGTTCACAAACTCGCTGGCACTTGAATCATCTGTAAATGGACCAATGTTACCCGGCGCTTCTATATTCATGGGTTGAGAACGGATTGCGATGAGACTTATCTTATTGTTTTCAACCTTAAATGAAGCTACGATGGAAAACCCGTATGCGAACCCACTATTCTTAATAGCCATAAACATACATTCGTAGATGTCATTTTCTTCGCCAACATACTTCTTCACGGCATTGGTTTCAATTATATAGGTGCAAACACCCATACGCTTTGAAATCTCTGCATTTGCTTTGAGTGTAAACTCCTGTATCATATCATTATTTACACTGGCTTCAGATTCTGTATATTTACTGAGATCTGGTCTATCGTCATCTAGAGTCCTCTGTGACTTGAACGTCTCACGTGTATTGATCATGAAAATGACAATAAGTGACAAAGCAAATATCAGTATGTAATTCATTTTACTATTACGCGTGAATTTTTTTTTAGAAAATACAAAATATATAGTAGATATGTCTCTTCTGATATTTAGCCCAAGGTGTAAACATTCTATGGAAATTGTTGAGTATATAAACAGTCACACTCAACTAAAACAGCTTGTTCATTACCACAATGTAAATACACAGGGCATACCTTCAAATTATAAAAATAAGATCAACCGCGTCCCCACTATGTTGACTAAAAATGGAAAGATTCTCGTAGGTAATGAAATACGAAATTGGTTAGAATCACTTCTTCCAGCAAAGGAGATAGGTTGTGGTGATCTTGGTGGGTGGTCGTGTATGACATCCCTTGATGGTGGAGGTGAAAGTGGTATATTTACCTTGGATGAATATGGAAAATCTCTACAACCCGCGATGACCAAAGAACTTCAGGATAAGATTAGCAGGGATGTTAGTAAAGGTGACACATATACAGATTTAAAGAGTTGATTGACAATATACATTAGATATGAAGTTTGTGACAATCCAAGCAGCCGCTTTTAAGTCTACATTCGAAGTATTAAAAGACATACTCAATGATGTCAATATTTATTTCAAACCATCTGGAATGTATATAGTGACTTTGGATACAGCGAGAACTTCACTTATTGATATGTTCTTGGCAGCCGACAACTTCGAAGAATATGAATGTATTCAAGAGGAAATCATAGCTGGTATAAATATTTCAAACACATTTAAACTTTTAAAAACTATTACAAATAACGATGTTCTCAAACTTGAAATAAAGTCTAAAGAGTTTATGGACATAGAAATTTTGAGTGAAAATAAAAAAACAAATACCAAGTTTCAATTAAAACTTTTAGACATAAATGAAAGTCGCATCGAAGTTCCTGAAATAGATATGACTACAATCACAACGTTACCGTCTGTAGATTTTCAGAGATTGTGTAGGGACATGTCAAATATTGGTTCCGAAATCGAGATAAAACGTTCGGGAACTTCTATTTCTTTCAATTGTAGTGGCGACTTTGCAAACCAAGAAACGACTATTGATGCACTTGATGATAGTCCCACTATAAC